AGTTGAATATCGCTCGAAAAATTGGGCGATATTTTATTTTTATACTCATTTTAAGGCAGATATTATTGTATAATATATTGAGCTTATTTAGAAAGGATATATTTATATGCAATTTATTAAAACAAGAAAAGTTAAAGATCCAGTTAGAGACCCAAATGAAAATGCTGGAATTGATTTTTATATTCCAGAAAATACTGTGGATTTTATGGTTGCTTTTAAAGATAAAAATGCAGACAGTGTTGTAGGTAATAAATCAGATTTAGAGGATTTCAGAAATGAAACTGGGAGAATTTTACCCGATGTATTTTATAATACAACTACTGGAGTCATCACAATAGCGCCTCACTGTGAAGTAATTATTCCAACAGGTATTAAAAGTAAGTTTGGTCCAGAATTAGCTTTAATTGCTAATAATAAATCTGGCATTGCAACTAAAAAACAACTTATTTTTGGTGCCTCAGTTATTGATTGTTCTTACCAAGGTGAATGGCATATCAATTTAATTAATACTTCTAATAAATATCAAACATTAGAATGTGGTCAAAAGGCAGTTCAATTTATTCCACATTTAATTTCTACAGAACCAGTTGAAATTGTTGATTTACCAGAAGATAAATTTTATACAGAAAAGACCAGCAGAGGTGAAGGCTGGCAAGGTAGCACAGGCTTAAAATAAGTTTAGGGAGGTAGTCTATGACAGAAAATTGCCCTTACAAAAATAAATGTAATGGAATCGACTGTAGTAAAGACTTTTGTATAAGAAAATATCGTTTAGACTGCTTATATGATAAGTCATTACTTACAGAAAAACAATGTCAAGTTGGCAAACTTTTTGTTGATCAAGATGGTACAGACTTGCATGAATTTCAACAACTTGCTAAATTAGAACAAAATGTTGATAAATTCGTTGAAAATGGTGCTAATTTATATTTACATTCGTTCAACTGTGGCAATGGTAAAACATCTTGGGCAATAAGATTCATGATTTCATATTTTAATAAAATATGGTATAAGTCAAATTTTGAGTGCCAAGCATTGTTTATTAGCGTTCCAAGGTATTTATTGGCATTAAAAGATAGCATTTCAAATAAAAATGAGTATGCTGAGACTGTTAATAAGTATGTTTTAGAAGCAGATTTAGTTGTTTGGGACGATATTGCTACAAAAATGGGCACAGAATTTGAATTAAACCACTTATTAAATATAATAAACACACGTATGGATAATGGAAAAAGTAATATTTTTACTTCGAATCTTGGAAACAAAGAGCTAACAAATGCCCTTGGCGAGAGATTATCAAGTAGAATTTGTAATAAATCTATTGACATCGAGTTACACGGTCAAGATAAACGCTATTTAAGTTTGGTTGGAGGAGAAGAATAGTATGACATCACAATTACAAGTGTTAAATAAAATATTGCAAACAAAGGATTATTCTTTAATTGAATTAAATAATTTAACTGAAGACTTCTTCTATACTTATAAAGCTGAATTTAATTATATTAAAAACCATTATGAAAAATATGGTACAGTTCCAGATAAATTAACTTTTATTAATATCTTTCCAGAATTTGATATTATTGATGTCAATGAACCAGATAATTATTTAATTGAAGAACTTTATAAAGATTATAATGCAAGCTTTATTGCTTCACGTTTTAATAAAATTAGGGAATTAGTTGAAAATAATAAGACTGATGAAGCTGTTGATTATTTAGTTAAATCTATTGATAATTTACATCAAGGTTCAGCTATTCAATCACATGACTTACTCACTGATACAAGCAGATATGACCGTTATCTTGAAAGAGTTGCTAACCATGATAAATATTATATTAGAACAGGTTTTCCAGAACTCGATAATATTATTGGTGGTTTAGACCGTGAAAATGAAAACATGGTTATTGCTGCTAGAACTGGTATAGGTAAAACTTGGACCCTATTAATTATGGCGGCTGCGGCAGTTCAACAAGGTTTAAGAGTTGGCATTTATTCAGGTGAAATGTCTGTCGATAAAGTTGGCTATCGTATTGATACTATTATTGGTGGAATTAACAATAATGTCATTACTCGTGGTCTTGATACATCTGTTCAACTTCAATATAAAAATTATTTAGATAAATTAAAAAGTGGCTTCTTCTCTAAAGATGGAAAAGGTGCACTTAAAATCTTAACACCAAATGATATTGCTGGTCCAGCAACAGTTGCCGCTTTAAGAGCATTTGTTGAAAAAGAACATTTAGATGTCTTATTTATTGACCAATATTCTTTATTAGAAGACACAAGCCATGCTCAAACTGGGCATGAAAGAGTTGCTAATATTTCAAAAGCAGTTAAAAATCTTCAAGTTATGAAGAGAATTCCAATCGTTTCTGTCGCTCAAATGAACAGAACTAAAAATGAAGATGGAGAAAAAGATACGACACAAATCGGTTTGTCAGATAGAATTGGCCAAGATGCTACCTGCATTATTATGTTAGATAGAGAACGTGAATATCTTGATGAAAAGAAAACTCAAGTTAAAGATGATAAACTTATCATGGACATTACTAAATCAAGGGATGGTGGTACAGGCAAGCTAATTTATAAAGCTGACTTTAATAAAGGCAAATTCTGGATTCTTAATGCCAATGATCAAACTGATGCTTCAAGATATGAAATCAATGAGCCAGTTGAAACTACTGTAAAACAAGGACAACCATTTTAATGAGACAACTTATTATCGACAATTATGTAATTAATAAACCAATTGAAGACATTCTAAACCTACTTAGAGTATCTTTAACTAATGGCAAATTAAAAGACATTGAAAATAAAGGCGATAATATCTTAGTTACTTGCCCAGTACACGATGGTGGTAAAGAAAATAAGCCAGCTTGTAATATTTATATTGGTAATGATACAAAATTACCATACGGCTACTTTAACTGCTTTGTTTGTGGAGCAAAAGGTTCATTCTTAAAATTTGTTGCTGAGTGCTTTGATTCATCAGAAAGCTATGCAAAGTCTTGGTTACTTAAAAACTTTGGCGGTGAACTTACTGAAAAGTCTGTATTTATTGATGAACCAATTGTCTTAAATAGAAATAAAGGTATTAAAAAACATTTAGATGAATCTATTTTAGACCAATACCAAACTTGGTGCCCATACTTAGCAAAAAGAAAACTTTCACGTGAGATTTGTGAGCTTTTCAAAGTTAGATATGATCCTAAATATCGTCAAGTTATATTTCCAGCTTATGATATGAAAGGCAATTTGGTAATGCTAACTAAACGTTCAATAGACACCAAAACCTTCTATCTCGATAAAGATGTTGAAAAGCCTGTTTACTGCTTAGATTATATTATGAAGAATAATATTAAGACAGTATTGATTACAGAAGGTCCATTTGACTGCTTAACTGGCTGGGAATATGGCTTTCCAACAATTGCTACATTTGGCAAGATTTCAGATTCTCAAATAGAGCAAATAAATAAATCATGTATAAATATTATTTATGCAGCTTTCGATAATGATGCTGCTGGAAAAAGCTTTACTGAAACACTTAAAAAGAAGCTAACAAAACGTATTATCATTATTGAAACAAGGTTTCCAGCAAATAAAAAAGATATTAATGACTTAACTAAAGAAGAATTACAAGAAATTGTAAAAAATGCTCGAAATTCTTAATAGTAAGGTCGTATAATATATTATAAAGATACTCATAAAAGATACAAAGGAGAAAAAAGAGATGAGTCAATTTAATTACCAAGATTACCAAAAAGTCGTTGAAAGAGCACAAAACCCTTCCAACAACACCGTGAAAATCGGTTTCTTCAAGCTTCCAAAAGATGGTGATGAAGCTTTAGTTAGAATCAATTTAAAGGATATTAATGACCTTGAATTTGCTAATGTTCATAAACCAGCATTTGGTAAAAAGTTTGAAGGTTTAGGCACAGGCTATACACCTGTTAGCTGTTTAAACGAAGTCGGTTCTTATTCCGATGATTGTCCATTCTGTAAAGCTGTTGCAGCAGGTAATGATACCATTGGCAAAGCAAGCAAAGTGGTCTATATTAAAATGTTAGTTGCTTATAAGGATGTGGCTACAGGCCAATTCTCTACAGCTATTCCAGTTGTTTGGGAAAGACCTGCTGGTTTCTCAAAAGAATTAGCAAGCAAATTTAAAAACTATGGTCCATTAGCTGACAGGGTTTTCAAAATTACACGTAATGGTTCTGGTAAAGATACAAAGTATTCTTTAGATTACATTCCAATGTTAGATAAGCCAGAGTTAGTTCCAGCTGATTTTAGTGCTTTCAATAACTTTGATCTTTCCAAGCATTCATTCTGGGTTAAGTCTGCTGAAGATTTACAATACTTCCTTGACAATGGAGTATTCCCAGCAGCTGAACCAAAACCAGCAAGCACTTCTGCTAACTTAGATAAGGTTATTTCAAGCCCAGCAGAAGAAAAGAAAATTGAAGAAGCTTTAGGAATGAAGCCAGAAGCTACACCAGCACCAGCTGTTCAACCAGCTCCAGTTGCTGAAGAACCAAAACCAGCAGGTGAAAGACCAGCGAGAAACTTTAGCGGATTCTCATTTTAATTAAAACTATAAGGAGACATTAATGGAAGGATTATTTGGAGCAGATTTTGATATTGACATTAAGCAAACTAAGTCTGATGTTAAAAAATTAGTCGAAAAAGCTTCAGGCGAGCCAAAAAAATCGGCAAAGTCTGATACAGAAAAGCTTTTGGCTTCAAAGAAACTTACCATTGAAGAACGTCTTGCGATTATTACTGAAAAAGTCATCAAGATATTAGGTAAACAAAGACAAAATACAATTGTCATCAGAAGTCTTGATGACTTTTCAGTTTATATTGATAAGG